GTCGCAAACACGTGGGCCAGTGCAGGTGCGACCATTCGCGCAGACCTCGCGCAGGCCTCCTACCTGGTCGAAAACGCCAACATTGTCTCCCCGAGTGGCGTGACACAATGGCTCGGCTTTGAGGCCGATACCTTGATCATCAACCACGGGACAAAGAATACGCTTTTGCAGAGCAACACTTTCGCTGCGCCATATGTCGGCGACATTGCCAGCGAGAACCTGCTCTACACGGGCGTGCTGCCGCAGAAGATCATGAACCTCGACGTCATGGTCTCCCGGCAGGTCCCGGCGGGCAACGCCATTGTGATGCAGAGGCAGCGCTGTGGCTTCTATGCAGATGAGTTGCCTTTTGTGGCAGGACCGCTCTACAGGGACGAGCCGCGGAAGACCTGGCGCTCCGACACCCAGCGGGCATCCGCGCTCGGGCTCGACCAGCCCCTGAGCATCTGCCTGCTGTCGGGGGTGTGATGAGCCTCTACCAGGCGATCACCAACCTGTCGGTGCCGCGCAAGGGCGACCCCGGCAAGGAGACCGATCTGGTCTTCGCCGGGGAGACGATCGAGCTTGACGACGACGTAGCGGCGCTGTTCCTGCGGCCGAAGCGCGACCCCGAGGTGATCCGCCCGGCCAAGGCGTCTGGCGAGGTGCTGCCCCGGCTGCTGCCCCGGCAGCTGTCTGGCGTGGCGATCAACCACCGGACCGGCAAGCACATTGGCGTACCTGGGCCGCCGGCGGATGCGCGCCCCGATCCGGCAGGGTCCTCCTCGGTCCAGGTACTTGTCCCCGAGGCCAACGAGCCGCAGCCCGACAGTGAGCGGGGCCCGCTCGGGGAGGCTGAGGACATCCCGCCGCGCTCGCGCCGCGCACCGAAGGCGGGGTGACCCGTGGCTGTCGCCGTCCCCCAGGTCGTCCGGCTCACCTGCCCGCGGTGCCGGGCGCTGCGCAACTTCCCCTCGATCGACGGCGGGGTGCTGTACCGCTGCGCCGGGTGCGAGTGGTCGTGGACGCTGGCCACGCAGGCACCTACCGGCACCGCGAGCGCGACCCTGGCCGCGGGCGGCACGGCTATCACGGTGGCATCCGGCGGTGCGAGCTTCACCAACGGGATGCAGCTGCTGTACGACACCGGCACGGCGTCCGAGGTGCTGACGGTCAACGGGGCGGCGACAGCCACCAACATCCCGGTCACGCCCGCGATCCGCGCGCATAACTCGGCGGTCACGTTCGGCCAGCTGCTGATCGGGCTGAGCTACACGGGCATCGGCGACCAGGGTGCAGTCATCCCCAATCCGGGCTGGGGGTTCTGACCGTGGCCATCAACCGGTACGTGCTCACCGCCCAGGTGACAATCGCCGCTGGCACCACATCCACGGTAGTGGCGGGCGAGCCTGCCACCGGGGGAGCGGCCGGCTTCGGCAACACGAGCACGACCGGCGGGCCGATCTGGCCAACCACCCTGATCAAGGGCCAGGTGATCATGCTCGACCCGGCTGGCTCGCTCTACACGGCGATCGGGGCGGGCAACCTGCGTGCCTTCGTCGATGGACAGGACACGGTGGGCCACGCCTGCCTGAGCAACTGAGGAGGCCCAGGTGGCGCTCAACCCGCGGATGGTCGCAACAGACATCGACGTCGCCTACGACGGCGGCATCACCCACGTGCTGCGTGGCACGATCATCGACTGCCCGCCCGGCTCGCCGATGGAGGCCGCCTACGGGGTGGACAACCTGGTGGATCTGAACAGCCAGGACGAGACCAGCATCGGCGCGGGCGCGATCACCGTGGTCGCTGATGGGGGCAGCGGGTGACGACACCGACGGTCACGCTCTATGCGAGCATCGCGGACCTGCGCCTGGTGCTGGACAGCACCGACGCCGGGGTGGGCACGGCTGCCCAGCTGAGCGACGAGCAGCTGACCCTCGCCCTCATGGCCGCGAGCGACCGGGTGTCCCTGTTCGCCGGCACCGAGTACACCGACCCGGTGCCCGGCATCGTCCATGACCTGACCCTCGACCTGGCGGTCTGGTGGGCCACGACCTACTACCTCAAGCAGCGCAACATGGACCCGCAGAATCCGGTTCAGCTGCGCTACGCCGAGGCGATGAAGGTGCTCACCCAGGTCCGCCAGGGCCTGCTCGCCCTCGACGTCGCCGTGGAAGCGGCCACGACCGCCCGGATCATCAACCGCATCCCCAACATCTTCACGGGCGAGGACAGCAACACCGACGTGGACCCGGCCACCGACACGATCTACGCCAGCACCCCCTCGGACATGATGAACCGCCGCATGCTCGGCACCATCTGGCTGGAGTGGCAGGGATGACCGGGACCGCCGCGGCCAGGCTGACCGACCTGCTGCACCGCAACGGCAGCGGGGACGGGCTGCTGCGGGGCTCGGTCGAGGTGGACCAGATCTACGCCCACTACCAGCACGAGCGGCTCGACCTGCGGCATCCGCGGGGCGGCGGGCCCAAGTTCCTGGAACGCCCGCTGATGGAGCGCTACCCCCGGTACCTGGAGATGATCGCCCACGACTACCTGGGCGGCGGCGCGCGGCGCTCGATGGCCCGCGCGATGGAAGACCTGAGCGATGCCGCCGAGCTTGCCAGCCCGTGGGAGTTCGGCGACCTGATGCACTCCGGTCACCCCGAGGTCCGGCGTGGCGAGCGGGTCACCTATGACCGGCCGCCGAAGCGGCACCGGCTCACCGCGGCCGAGCTTCGCGCGAAGACCCGCATGCGCTGGGCCAGCCTGCCCGGTGGTGTCAAAGGCCTGATCGCCCGGCGTGCGAGGGGGATCGGATGACCGCGCAGACGCAGGTGATCTGCGACTGGATCGCCGGGCTCGGCTGGGATGACCGGCAGGAGCTTGGCTACCCGCTCGTGCCGGGCCCGTATGTCCCGCCCTCCCCGGATCGGCTGGTCGTGATCACTGGCGGAAGCGGGCCCGGCTACACGACCGAGGAGCCGGCCACCGACGCGAGCAACTTCCAGGCCCGCATCCGCGGCGCGGCCGAGGACTGGGTGGGCACCGAGGAGGCCGCCCAGCTGCTCGACCTGCTGGTGCTGCGCGCGAGCTTCCCGGTGCAGGTGGACGGGACCTGGATCGTCAGCTGCACCCGGCTCGGCTCGGGCCCCACCCCGCTGCCCTATGACCCGTCCGACCAGCGCGGCGAGTTCACCTCCAACTACGTGATCGTGACGGGAGTCTGAGATGGCAGTCGGACCGCGGGTAACCCTCCAGCCGATCCCCCTCAACCTGGGCGCAGCTGGCGCGCTGTGGGTGGTCGCCACCACGCCCGGATACGACCTCGGCTCGCCGTCGGCGATCACCGCCTGGTCCACCGCGCTCGGCGTGATGATCCCCAACCCGGCGGGCAACGTCATCCTCGGCTTCGCCTGCGGGGCCACGCCAGCTGGCGTCACCCAGGTGCTGGTCGGCGATGTGGTCGGCGCGACCGGTGCCGTGCTGCCTGCCACCCAGCAGCAGTACACGATCGCGGCCAACTCGGTCGGCTGGCTGGGCCCGTGGTCGCCAGCCACCTGGAACCAGCAGGCCCCGACCAATGTGACCTACGCCGGGGCGATCAACACCCAAGCGCTGACCGCGCCGGCTCAGGGCTGTGTGGTGATCGACTTCACCACCACGACGACGCTGGCCGTTCGCGCCTACTCGCTCAACCCGATCACGCCGTGAGGAGCCTGCCATGACCGAGCAGCCAGCCAAGCAGCAGGCCGCCCCCGCTCCCGACCAGCCGCTGAACGCGCAGGAGCAGGCCTACCTCGGCAAGCTGCTGGCCCGTCAGGCTGCTGCGGCAGCTGGCGCTGGCGCGGTCCAGATGAAGGTCGAGGGCGATCACGAATCGCTCAGCTACGGCGGTGTGACCGTCGGCACCGAGTTCACCACCGTGCCAGCTGCGCTGGTGGCCCCCTTGCTGGAGGCCGCTGCGGACGCTGGCGTGACGATCACCCAGGAGACCTGACATGGCCGGGCCACCGCTTGTTTACACGCCTCCCAACTACACCACGCAGAACGTCCTGTACGGCGTGGGCATTCTTTTCACAGCAGTACCAGGGACCGCGGTGCCCAGCGACCAGAACCTGGGGGTGGCGTCTGCCTGGACGTCGCTTGGCTGGGCCTACATCGGCGCGACCGAGGCCGGCGTCACGGTCACCTTCAACCCCTCGACGCAAGACATCACGATCGAGGAGCAGCCGACCCCGGTGGCGGTGATCGTCAGCACGGCCACGCTCCAGATCACCTGCTCGCTGTCCGAGGAGACCCTGACCAACGTCAACATGGCCTGGGGCAACGGGGGCTCGATCGCTGTCACGCCGGCCGGTGCCGGCCAGCCGGGCAAGTCGGTGCTGACTCTGAGCACCAACTTCGCCTCGATGGCCGCGGCGGTCATCGGCAAGAACCAGTCCGGCTACGCGCGGGTGCTCTCGATCCCCACCGTGATGTCGGCCGGCCAGGTGCAGACCGCCTACCGCCGCGCCGCCCAGCAGCGGCTGTACCCGCTCACCCTCAACGCCACTTGCCCGTTCTCGCAGATCAGCTGGACCGACCTGACCGCGGTCGCCACGAGCTAGGAGCCCGCCTATGCCTTCATTCGATGCCGGTGCCGTTGTCGAGGCCCTCGACTACGACTTCACCAAGGCGGGGCTCAAGGGACCGGGCTCGAAGGGCGTGGTGCCCGAGCCGACAGATGCCGCGATCGGCCGGTTCCTGGACGGGCTCAAGCGGCTCTACGAGGAGGCCCAGAAGACCCTCACCGCGGACCTCCCCGAGAACGCGACCCCCGACCAGATGATGGACGCGCTCAACCAGCTGACCGGCGATGCCTTCGTCAAGTTCATGGCCGACGTCGCTGGCCTGTTCGGCGACCTGTGCGGCAACAGCCCGGACAAGGACACGCTGCTCAAGCTGCCGCTGCGGGTGCGCGTGGCCTTCTACGGCTGGGTCCAGAGCGAGGTGATCAACCCGGAAGCCGGGACCGGCGGTGGGACAGCAGTGGTGAGGTCGCTGCCCACCGGTCGAGCCGGATAGAGATCTACCTCGCCCGCCGGTACTTCCAGCTGGCACCGGAGGAGTGGTGGGCACTGCCATGGCACATCAGGCGGGCCTACCTGGACGGCCTGGAGGGCGAGGAGGTCGTCAGCTTCGGCAAGGGCGCGGGCGAGCTTCCCTCAGCTGCCGAGGGCGGGCCGCAGCAGCGCACCGCCGACCCCGGCACCAAGGTCATCGACCTGACCAGCATGCGGGCCGAGCTAGAGGCGAAACGGGGAGGTGAGTGATGGCTTTCGACGCCGGCACGATCATCGCTCACCTCGACCTGGACGACAAAGACTTCGACCGCAAGCTCCGCGAGGACGTCCGCAAGATCGAGGAGTTCGAGCGCGGCGAGCACGAGATCAAGTTCAAGCCCAAGGTTGACCCGCAGTCCGAGCAGGAGGTCCGCCGCAGCTTCGAGCGGATGGACCGCACCGTCACCAACGATGCCCGGCGGCGGCGTGGCGTGTTCGGCGGGCTGTTCGGCGGGATCGCTGGCGCGGCCGGGCCGGGCCTGAACACGGGGCTGCTGTCACGGCTGGTCACCACCCGGACAGCGCTCTACACGGCGGGCGGCGCGGTCGGCCTCGGCGCGCTCCCGGCGCTGGCCGCCCCGCTGCTCGGCGGCGGGATCGGCGTGGCTGGGGCCGGCGTGGCCGCGCTCGGGGCCCGGATGCTGATCGGCAGCAAGCAGCAGCCAGGCCAGCTGTACCAGCCGGCCCAGGATCTGATGAAGAACCTGAAAGATCAGATCACCAAGGACGCCGGGCCGCTGGTCGAGCCGCTGCGCAAGGCGTTCGGCGAGATCCCGCGGATGCTCCGCTCGCTCGGCCCCGATCTCCGGGCCATGTTCGCCGGGGCCGCCACCCTGATCGAGCCCGTCCTGCATGGGCTATTTGATCTTGCTCATAACGTGCTGCCGCTGCTCGGCCAGGCCTTCCGCGCCGCTGCCCCGCTGATGCGGCCACTGATCGACGGGGTGGGCCAGCTGCTGTCCGGGGTGCTGCGCGGGGTGATCCCGCTGCTGCGGGCTGCCCAGCCGGCCATCGCTGCCTTCGGCCGGGTGCTGCGCGTCCTCGGCTCCGGGCTAGGCGGGATGCTCAAGGAGTTCGCCCCCGCGATCAAGGCCAGCAGCGTGATCTTGAAGGCCCTCGGCGACGTCCTGGGGGCCATCTTCCCGGTGGTCGGCAAGCTGGCGGGCGCGTTCGCCCGGTCCCTGGCACCCGTGTTCGTCCAGTTCGCACAGGTGATCGAAAAACTGATCCCGTTCCTGCGGCCGATCGGTGACATCCTCGCCAAGCTCGCGGGGGCCGTCCTAAAGGATCTTGTGTCGCTGCTGGGTGCCCTGGCCACCCTGCTGGTCAAGATCGCCCCGAGCTTCGACATCCTGGCCAAGGCCCTCGGGCAGACCTTCACGATCTTGGAGAACAGCGGCGTCTTCGGCGTGCTCGCGTCGGCGCTGGAGCGGATCGTCCCTGTCCTCGCCAAGTTCATTAACGATCTTGTGCGGAGGCT